GTCCTTCTGGGGATCCTGAGTTACCACGGGGGCATGACCTCGCAGAAAAGCTCTCGTTAAAATTTTTTTTTATTTTGGAGGTTTCCGGTTTCCGGTCAAAAACCATGAATGAGCGAACTATTCAATCCCAGCAGGAAGTACACGCAAGAGGATATAGCGAAGCTCCTTGGCATTTCATCTAGACAGGTCCGAAACCTTACGCAAGAAGGGTTCCTGCCTGCTGCTATTGGTCGAAGTGGCATGGATCCGCTAGCGTGTAATCATGCTTATATTACGTATTTAAGGCGGTCTAAGTCCGGGACTCCAAAACCGGAAACCGAGCAAGATGATGAGGAAACGTTCGCGAAACTGGAACGTGATCTCAAGATAGAAGAACGGCGCGAAAAGTTGGCGATGCTAAAAGCCAAACGCGTGTTGTTTGAAAAGAGTTACGCACCAATAGACGTCATCGTTGATACCTTAGAACAGGTATGCGCCAGAGTAGGTACACGCCTCGACACCCTCCTTCCCAAACTAAAGAACGCATGGCCAGACATGCCACCCGAAGCGGTGGAAGTGTTAGAGGCCGTGATTGCTGCTGTATTAAATGAGTGTGCCGATGTTCAACCAAACCTCTCCGATTACATTGAAAGCGATCCAGACGAAAGTCCGTCGTGGCTTGATGGGGATGAGGAGAACAATCGCCATCAAGGGGTCGGAATGGGCAAATAAGCATTTCCGGTTAGCAGCAGGTTCCTCTCAGGAAGAAGGCTTTTGGGAAACACTGCCTCTGCAGGTCGTGCCACTCAATATGATGTGTAACCGCGCCATATCAGAGCTGACTATGCAAAAGTCGGCGCGTGTTGGATGGTCAAAACTGGTCGTTGCCGCCAACTCTTGTCTGCATGCTCAGTTTAAAACCAACACCGTGATTTACGTGCCGACAGAGAACGATGCCAAAAACATATCTGTCACTGAAATCGATGCAGCTTGGCAGGAAATGCCGATCATGCATCAAATCTTCCCAGCCTTATTCGCCAAGGACCACCGAAACACCGTCTCCTACAAACAGGGAACAGGTTGGTCGCTGCACGTTCTCGGTACATCCACACCGCGAAATATGCGCGCTCTGACTAAAGGCGCATTGTTCGGTGATGAGATAGACGGCTGGGACTGGGAGGTGGGCAAAGAAGGTAACCCAATCGACCTCGCCAGGATGCGTTTGGAAGGTTCTGCCTTCCCAATGGCAAGGTGGGGAACCACACCGACGAATACAGGCGAGTCTCACGTAGAACGCCTGATGAAAAAGATGGAGCTGACCTTTCGCTTCTATCTCCCATGTCCACATTGTGGAACTGAACAGGTTTTGGAGTGGGGCAGCAAAGAAGACAAACACGGCTTTAAGTGGGACAACACTCAGCCAAGCATCGAGAAGAAATCGAAAACCGTCTATTACAGCTGCGCAAAGTGTGACGAGCCTATTTACTACAAGCACCTTTACAAAATGGAGCTGGCAGGACGTTGGATCGCAGAAGACGGAACATGGACACGTGATGGCCATGAGTTCTTCGACATTGACGACAACCCCGCACCCACACCAAGCAGCGTCGGCATTCACATTTGGTCAGGCTACAACACCAAATTAAGCGCAGGTTGGCGAGGTATTGTCCGTGATTTTCTCAATAAGAAAGACGATCCAAGCCAGCTAAAAACGTTCGTCAACCTAACGCTTGGTGAGCTTTGGGATGGTGAGAACGGTGACAAGCTAGACTGGGAACAACTCAAAGCTCGCAGGGAAATCTGGTGGGCAGAGGTTCGTAAGAGCAACCCAGTTCCAGACAGGGCCGTGGTTCTAACCGGAGGTATTGATACTCAGGACGATCGCATTGAGATCTATGTTTGGGCATGGGGGCCAGGTGAAGAATGCTGGCTTGTCGAGCACATCGTTTTGCTCGGTGATTTGTCTAGCCAGGTATTAAAAGATGCGGCAGGAAAGGCGCTGTATCGAACCTATAAAAAGCGCAATGGCGAAGTCATGGACGTTAAGCTTTGGTGTTGGGATGCCATGGGCCATAAAACGGATGATGTTTACCAGATGAGCCGAACGCACGGTGTCATGTGGGTGATCCCAATTCAAGGTGAAAACCAATACGGCAAGCCGATACAAAACTTCCCCCGCAAAAAGAACAACAAAAAAGTTTACCTCACAAGGCTTGGTACCGACGGCATCAAGCAACGACTTTATAGCCGCTTGTGTTTAACCCCAAAAGGCAACGAACCCGTACCAGGATGTATTCATTTTCCACTGGATGATGACATAGCCGGTGATGAGTTCTTCAAGCAGCTCTGCTCAGCAAACAAGAAATTAGAGCACGACAAATCAGGCCGACAAGTGTGGCGATGGCACAAACAGTACCACCCATACGATGAAGCGTTGGACGGCTGGGTTTATGCGTATGCCGCTTTAAACATTCTCATTCAAAAGTTCGGCTTAGAACTGGAAGAGCCGCAAGCACAAGAACAGCCAAAATCATCTGGTCTCAGCATTGCTGAGTTGGCCGCACGATTGAAAGGTGGATAGAAAATGACGTTACAAGAAATGCTGCAGCAAGCCGAAGCCGCTTATCACAACCTGCAGACCGGAAAAATGGCGGTATCCGTACAAAAAGGAGACCGCAAAGTCGAATACAGTCGAGCGAATATTCATGAGCTTCGCGCCTACATTGACGATTTACGTGCTCAGTTAGGAACGAGTTCAGTTCGCCGTCGTCGCCCAGCAGGAGTTTCATTCTAATGATAAACACCGGACTACTGGCTGCAGATGGTCAAACACCATTGAGAGAAGCGGTGTATAGAGCTGGCGGTTCAGGGTTTGGTGGCCAAATGAGCGATTGGAACCCTCCGTCAAAATCGGTAGATGCTGCTTTCTTGCCTGTCATGAAACAGGCCAACGCCCGAACAGATGATGTTACGCGCAATAACGGCATTGCTTCGAACGGCATCCAGCTACACAAAGACCACATTATTGGATCTGAGTTTCGCCTCAGTTACAAACCCAACTGGCTGTTGCTCGGCATCGACCCAGACAAAGGTTTCGTGCGCGAAGTTGAAGCCATCTTTCGTGATATAGCCGAAGACCCAAACTGTTTTATTGATGCAGAAGGTCGTCGAACCTTCACCATGATGATGCGAGAGGGTATAGAAACCCACGCTCACACTGGCGAAATCATGGCAAAGCCGGAATGGATAGACAGACGCCACTCTCACTTTTCAACCTGCATTCGCATGGTCGCCCCTCGCAAGGTGAACAACCCCAACTACATGATGGACAAACCCCATCAGCGTGGCGGGATGCGATTCAACCGTCACGGAGAAGCCACTTCCTACTTCATTGAAGAAGGCGCCGATAACTTTGGCTCGCCAAAAACATGGCGAGAAGTACCGAAGCGTCTGCGCTCGGGACGAATGGGATTCTTGCACATCTTCGAACCATCAGAAGGTGGCCAATGCCGTGGCGTAAATAAGTTCTTATCGTGTTTAGAGCAATTGAAAATGCTCGACACCCTACAGAACACCACGCTGCAGCGTGCGATTGTCAATGCGATGTATGCAGCAAGTATCGAGTCAGAACTTGGTAGCGACCAGGCGATGGAATTCCTTTTCGGTGCGAACCAACAAAACGGCAGCATAGAAAAGATGCTCTTAGCCTACGGCGACTACTACGCCAGCAACGAAGTTAAGTTTAACGGCGTCAAACTGCCTCACTTAATGCCTGGTGACAAAATCAACCTGCACAGCGCAGGTAACGCCGATAACGGATTCGCAGCCTTAGAGCAGTCGATTATCCGTTATGTTGCCGCTGGATTAGGCGTGGATTACGCGCAGCTGTCGCGTAATTACTCGCAAATGTCTTATAGCACCATTCGCGCTTCGCACAACGATTCATGGCGGTATTTCATGGGTCGACGAAAAATCATTGCTAACCGATTTGCCAACCAAATCTTTGCATTGATGTTCGAAGAAATGATCCTGCGTGGCTATATCAAACTGCCAAGCAAAGCACGATTTAACTTCTATGAACGCCGCAATGCCTGGACCAAGTGTGACTGGATTGGCTCTGGCCGACTCGCCATTGACGGATTGAAAGAAGTCAAAGAAGCGGTGCTTCGCATTGACTCCGGTCTTTCGACTTACGAGAAAGAGCTCGCTCTGCTCGGTGAAGACTATCAAGAAATCTTTGATCAACAGTTGGCAGAAATGGAAGAGCGCAAAACGAAAGGTTTACCACCACCAAGCTGGATGAAGCTGCAAGCGTTAGCACCGGATAACCCAAGTGAGACACCAAATGAATAACTTACAACATTTGATCAGCAATACCTTCAACAGGCCGCTCGCCTTAGAAGCTGGTTACGCTCGGGTATTCTTCTCGGCGCTCAGCCAACGTCTAGGTAATGTGGTCCAGCTTACGGATGCCGATGGGCAGGTCCTCCGAGAGAATGACATGAAAAAAGTCGCCACAGGCTTTTCTCGTTCTCGAAGTAGCGACCGCAGTTATCAGGTTGTCGATGGCATCGCCATCATTCCGATTGATGGCACATTGGTTCACAAATATGGCTACGTAAAGCCCATCTCAGGCATGACAGGTTATGACGGCATCATGCACCGCCTAACAGAAGCCATTTCTGATCCAGAAGTGAAGGGGGCTTTGTTAGATATGGATACCCCAGGCGGCATGGTCGCAGGTTGTTTTGACTTAGCTGACAAAATCGCAGAGATGCGAAAAATCAAGCCTATCTGGTCCCTTGGTTACGACATGCACTGCAGTGCCGGACAAATGATTGCGAGTGCGTGTTCAAGGCGCCTCATTACCCAAACAGGCGTCGCAGGTTCCGTGGGCGTGATCATGGCTCACACCAATATCGAGAAGATGCTCGACCAGCAAGGTGTCGAAATCACCCTTGTCACGGCAGGTGACCATAAAGCCGATGGCAACCCTTACCAATCTCTGCCTAAAGAGGTGCGAGAAAAATGGCAAGCCGAAGCAGAGAGCACACGCCAAATGTTTGCAGGCAAAGCCGCCGAATACATGGGCGTCGACATTCAAACCATTCTATCGACTGAGGCTCAGGTCTATGAAGGCCAATCCGCAGTCGATGTTGGCTTCGCTAACGAAGTCGTAAACGGTCTTGATGCGGTTCAGATCATGGCTGAACAGTTCAAGAAAAAACAAACCACTTTTGATATGGGAGCCGCTATGACGGTGCAAGCAGAACAACAACCAGTCGCAACGGGAGAGCAAGGTGGCCAACAGCAAGCTGCCGCTCCAGCGACTCCACAAAACCGAGCTGAAGAACAGCAACCAACTCCGGAACAGCCTCAAGCCAGTGCGCAAAGTGATGAGTCCACGGACCCAGCAACGAAAGAACGTGAGCGCTGCATGGGCATCATTGGCCTAGAAGAAGCGAAAGGGCGAGAAGCCTTAGCGCATCAGCTTGCCAGCAACCCAAAAATTAGCGTCGATGAAGCCAAAGCCATGCTTGCTTCCGTCCCTGTTAGTGCCGCTGCAACCAACAATTCGGCATTGATGGCACTGGCAGAAGAACATGGTGACCCGCTTGGTGATGATGTTGGTTCCGGTGATGTCACCGAAGAACAAAAGAACATCAAAGCGCTAGCTTCTTCATTCACACGCACCTAACAAGGAAACCAGCATGTTTGAACAAACAGAATACACACCAGATGAGCTATTGATTAGCGCACCTGTTACGGCGCGAGCCACCATCAAAACAGGCGTGTCTTTTCCAGCCCGAACCCCACTAATGGCGGATGCAACCGATGCTGCCACATTGGTGGCGTGGGACGGTACCGCAGGTAAAGCTATCGCTATCTCGGCTCGTGATGTGACCAACACAGGCAGCGACCAAGAATCGACGGTTTACCTGCAAGGTGGCTTCCGCATTGGTTTTGTTCTCTGGCCTGAGACCGTGACAACCAACAAGCAAAAACGCGCTGCTTTCCTTGGCAGTCCTATTTTCGTAGACGACGAATACTAATTCGTCGTTTTCTTTGAATTCAGTAAGAAGAGCTTCTTATGTCTGATAATTACACCACTCGCGAACTGCTTGGCGCCATTCAAGAAGCAGGGATTCGCCGCGATAACTTCTTCATGCGCTTCTTCTTCCGTGAGATGTACACGTTCTCCACGGAAAAAGTCGACTTAGACATGATCCCGAATAAAACCAAGATTGCTGCTTTCTGCTCACCGATGATTGGTGCAGCCGTGGATCGCAACCAAGGTTTTAAAACCTCAAGCTTCAACCCTGCATACGTGAAGTCCAAGCATGCAGTTACCGCTAACCAAAGCGTAAAACGTCGCCCTGGTGAGCCAATCACAGGCGCGATGTCTGCAGGTGAACGTCAAAACGCGATTGTGATGCAAAACCTGGACATCGAAGAGCAAGCGGTTCGTGACCGTGAAGAACTGATGTGTGCAGAGATGATCTACGACGGCAAAACCGTGATCGACAGCCCTTACATTGAAACGCCTTACGAAATTGATGCAGGCCGAAATGCGGACAACATGGTCACGCTTCTCTCGGCAGCTCAGTGGGCGAATCAAGACTTCGACACTTACGACATTGTTGGTGACATTGAGGCGTGGTCGGCGCTTTCTGAAGGTTTGACTAACGCCATCATTACCGACCCTAAAACGTGGGCGTTGATGCGCAAGTTCAAGAAGTTCAATGATGCGCTGGAAACACGTCGTGGTTCCAACTCTCAGCTTGAAACGGCACTAAAAGATCTAGGTAAAACGGTCAGCGTCAAAGGCAACCTGGGTGATGTCACCATCATCGTGGTGGATGAAGAGTACATCGACCGCGATGGCACAACTAAGAAAGTCCAACGCGACTTTACGTTGATTCTGGCTCATACCGAACTGCGCGGTGCGCGTCTGTATGGTCAGATTCAAGATCTATCCGCTCAGCGTGAAGGTTTTGATGAAGCAGAGCGTTACGTCAAAGACTGGACTGAAAATGGTGACCCAGAAATTCGCTACACCAAAACCGAAGCAGCACCTGCGATGTACCTTATTGACGTCAACAAAGTGGTTGTCGTTAAAGTCGGTTAATCCTGATCATCACTAACTAAAAGCAAAATGGGTCCACGGACCCATTTTTACTTTGGAGCCAATCATGAGCAAGAAAGAGAACCTGCAAAAGCAAATTGATGACCTATGTAAAGAGCTGGGCATCACTGAGCCGCAGTACACCAGTAAAACCACCGAAGCTCAGTTAAACAACATCATTGATGAACTCGAAGCCAAGCTTCCTGGTGGGGATGAATCTGAAGATGAAGAACTGTCGCAAACGCAAGGAAATGACACTGACAATACAGCCGGTGATCAAATCGAAGAAGCCTCGATTCAAACTGCCGAAAAATCGGAAGTGCTTGTCGGTGCCGCTATCGAGCTACCGGACGGTGCCACTGTCCTAGAAGATGGTGAGCCGCCAGAAGTTATCTCGGATGAAAAAGGCAATGTACAAGTGTTTGTTCACAAGCCGTTTCAGTGTGTGCAAGGCAACAAGACCGTACTTCTCAAAAAAGGCGAGAAACCGTTTTTAGATGAAGAAACCGCGATGGAAGCGGTTGACTCCGGTCTGGCTCACTTCATCGCCACGATGTAAGGCCATTTATGTTTGATAACGAATTCGACCAGTTAATGGAAGAGGTGGATAACACGGTTTCTGAAGCGTTTGGTGTCTGGGTGAAAGTCAATGGTGGAGAACCTATCAAAGCCATTTATGACGAATCCCTAAACCAGTTTGACGCTATGGCAGGCATCGTTCGCAAGCTGACATTTAAGAAAGCCGGTAATGTCAGACCGAAGAAGGGAACACCTATCGAGTTCGTTTCCTCGGGTAGATCGCTCACTGTCACTAGCGGCCCCTATCCAGAAGACGGAAATATTGTGGTGATTCTATGAGTAATCTTGATCGGGAGTTAGCGCAGGCAGTTAAGAACCTTTCTGCGCTACAAACCAGTGCCGTCCCCAAAGCCAGTGCCATGGCTATTAACCGTGTTGCGACTCGTGCTGTCTCTCGGTCAGTAAAAGACACCGCGAAAGCCGTTCGAATCAAGCAGAAAGTCATTCGCCCTCGTGCGTCGGTCAAAAAAGCCACCGGAAAAATGCCCGTGGCTTATGTCAGAGTGCGTAGGTTTGATGTGCCTGCAATCTCTATCGACACGGCTAGAACCCAAATTCGGCGCAAACGAGGGCAACTTCAAATCAGTCGAGTCAACCGAGGCCGTAATGGTCGCTACCAAAAGCGAGAGATAGCGGGAAACACAGCCATCGTCGTGGGTAGGCATCGCTTTGATAACGCCTTCTTGCAGAAGTTGAAGAATGGTCGCTGGCACATCATGCAGCGAACCTCGGACGCGAGATACCCAATCAAGGTGTGCAAAGTGCCAATAGTGAACGAAATCACTAAGGCATTCAAAAAGCACAGTGACGAGTTGATCAGAACCGATATGAAAAAGGAACTGGCCAGCGCGATGCAGCAGCAAGTGCGATTAGTTATACGCAGAGAGGTTGGTCGTGGAAATTAACAACATCATTAGAGAGCAAATCTGCTCTGATCTAAAAGCAGGCTTAGTTGATGAAGCTGGTGGCCCAATGGTCGCCACTTTTTTTAATGGCCAGCCAACGTTTATCAGCGTCCCTGAATTTGAAAATGATGAATCTGATATCCCCGCTGTTTCTGTCTCTGTTTCTGAAGGCCAAAGCGTTGATGAAGATTTCGAAGAGATTACATGGCGCTCCATCCTGACCATCAGAATCTACCTGGTTGCAGATAACAACACCGATAAAGAGCTTGATGCACTAGGCGAAAAGGTTCTTTCGGTCATCACCAAACACTACACCGCCAACGGACTTCTTGACCTTTGTAATCGTCACTCGTTTGAGTATGCGCGAGACGAAGAGCAGCCATGGGGAACGCTGGATTTAGCATTTAACATTGAATACACCGAAGAGGTTTAATCATGTCAGACCCAACTTTACCAATCAAAGGCGCTGGTACCTCGTTCTGGCGTTTGAAAGACACGGCTGAACTCCTGACTTCAGCCGATTATCTTGACGACACCAAATGGGACAAGATAGGCGGTATCCGTGAAATTCAACCGGGTGAAATCACCGTCGAAGATGAAGAAGACAATTACCTGGACGATCCTGATGCAGATTGGGCGAAAACATCACCTGGTCAAAAATCAGCGGGTGAAACCAATGTGACCTTGGTTTGGAAGCCAGGTGAAACTGGTCAGCAGCAACTCGTTGATGATGTCGAAAACGGCACGATTACCGAGTACCGCACCAAGTTCCCTAATGGCACAGTCGATGCCTACTCTGGCTACATCAACTCACTGGGTAAAGCGGTGACGATTAAAGAGAAGATCACTCGCACCGTTAAAATCAAAAATGTTGGCAAGCCGAAATTAGCCGAAATGATTTTGGCTGAGCAAGCGGGTGCAGGAGCTTAATAATGAGTACCAGTTTTTTAGAGTCTAAGACCATTCAAGTTAATGGCGTTGACGTTGTAATCACTCAGCTTTCTGGCCTTGATCGTTACAATTACATGGACTACTGCTCTGACTTGCCAGAGCCAGAACGTCCAATTAAGCCTGCTGAGGATGCGAGCGAAGAAGAGCAAGAAAAGTACCTAATTGCTTTGGGTAAATACGCTCAAAAGTGGCAGCGGCTTAATTTTATTGCTCAAGCTCGTTTAGTGGCTTATGGGTACCGTAACGAAGTACACAACATCGATGATAGACACAATGAAATTATGTCTATCATGACGCCAGAGAAAATCGCTGAACTCTATAAAGACATCGCGGCATTCTCAGGTATTCCTTTAGCGGAAGACAACACTTCTACTGAAGAAACCTCTACCACTGAAAGCAGTGAAGAAACCACCACTCAGGAGCCTGTGGACCCAAAAGTCTAATTCGGGCTGAGATGGAATTTGCCATGGACCTTGCCCGAGAGTTCGGGCAGGTCTGTTGGCGAACCCTGCTAGCTTCCATTAGTGGTCAAGCCGTCGTGGAGTGGCGTGAATATTTCTCTAAGCATGGCTTTAAGCACCAGATGGATAATTGGCGCTTTGCTGTGACCTGTTCATCAAACTGGAATGTTACGGCCATGGCTGCAGGCTGTAAAGACGAGAGTATTTACAAGAGCTACCAAGACTTCATTCCGACCTCAGAACCACCCGAAGAATCAAAACAATACACCGACGAAGAGCTGATGGCGTTAAGCGAATCGGCAGGAGGAGTTCGCCTTGAGTGCCCCGATAGCTGATTTTAATATTCGCTTCAATACTGAAACCGCCAAGTTTCAGAAGGATGTGGATTACGCCAAAAAGATGCTGCGCGGCTACACCACAGAAGCCAAAGCGGCCAATGATTCAAACCTATCGTTAGGACGTTCACTAGAACAAACGGCAGACCGCGCTAAAAGTGCAGGGCGCGGCGTACTGGATGCAGCCGGTTACGTGTCTGCTGGTATTGGTGCCGTCACAGGTGCCACCGCTTATCTCATCACACAGCAGGCACAGCAAGCGCGTGAAGTTGAGAAGATGGCCACCGTTGCTCAGGTATCGGTCCAGCAAATACAAGCCTTGGCTTACGCCTCTGAGCAATACAATATTAGCGGCGAAAGCATGGCTGATATTCTCAAGGATGTGAACGACAAACTCGGTGACTTTGCTGAAAATGAAGGCGGTGAATTTGCCGACTTCATGACGAACATTGCTCCTACTGTCGGCCTTACCATTGATCAACTGCAGAAGCTCTCTGGTCCTGAAGCGTTAGTCGCGGTAAAAGCGGCAATGGACGAAGCCAACGTTCCTATGAAGAGCCAGATATTCTATCTGGAGAGCATAGCGAACGATGCTTCGGCATTAATGCCACTGTTGGATAACCAAGGCAGAAAGCTCTACGAGTTGACCAAAAAGTACGACGATTTGAACGTCTCGATGTCGGAATACGACATTGAGAAATTCAAAGAGATGGACCAAAAGCTCACAGACGTTGGTCTTAAGATTCAACGCTCTTTCGCTAATGCGGTACTGGGCGCAAGCGATCAGATTGATTGGTTCAGCGATAAGTTAGCTTACTCAATAAACTATTGGGGAACACTGTTTGACAGTTGGTCAGATACACCAAGAACGGTAGATGGCCTCAGTAAAAAGATTTCCGAATTACAGTCCGAGAGAAAACAACTTAGTGCCGAGCTAAAAGAGGTAAACACTACCTTTAAAGAGTACGAAGGTATCGATGCTGACAGCTTACTGCCTTTAAATCCATTTGGTCGTAGTGAGAACGAGCTGTTTAATCTCAATTCCGATTTCGGTCGGTTAACAAAGCAAATTGATGATCTCGATGCAGAGATAGCGCGTCAGCAAAAGCGTTATAACATCATGCGCGTTGGAATGAACTACGACAAGCCGCAACCTGGACTAAAAACTGAGGACGATACGTCCGATAGAATCATACCAGAAGACCCTAATGCCGTCGCCAATCAACAAGCCTCTGGAGCTTCTCGCCTTGCATCGCTCGATATGCAATACGCAGATGAGCGTGAAAAACTCTTGTTGGCACATGAGCAGCGCGTAACAGACATCGAAAACCTCAAACTCTCAGAGCAAGAAATCGAAAGGCGTGGTTTTGATAGCTTAGAAGCGATCAAAGCGGAATATACAACTCGCGAAAATGCACATTACGAAAACGAGAAAGCTAAGCATCAAGAACGTGTAGAAAACGAAATAAACCAAGTTGTCAGTGGATGGCAGCAACGTTTGGCTTTGAATGCTGCTGGTGAAGAAACAGCAGCAACTGAAGAAGCTCTAGCATATGTTAACCGTCAGAAGCTTTTGGATGAGCAGTTTGCCGCCACAATGGAAAAAGCGGCAGGTAACAAGGCTCTGGAACAAGAACTAGAGAATCAGTATTTTGCTACTCGAGAAGCGACTTGGGAACAGCATCAACGGAATTTGAACAAAATTGAAGAGGATGCTGCAAAATCTAGACGTGCAAAACAAATTGTAGAGCTTAGCAATTACTCTGATCTCTTCGGAAATATGGCGGGTCTTGTTAAAGGATTTTCTGGTAAGCAATCTGGATTGTATCGGGGCATGTTTGCCGCTTCTAAAGCTTTTGCAGTTGCAGAGTCAATTATCAAAATCCAACAAGGGATAGCCAACGCTGCTTCTTTACCTTTTCCATCAAACATTCCGGCTATGGGTTCTGTGATTGCGAGCACCGCGAGTATTGTTAATACGATTAAATCTACGCAAATGGGGAACATGGCGCACAACGGTATCTCCGAAGTGCCAATGCTTGGTGGCCGAACGGAATCTGATTGGACGCTAAAAGCAGGTGAGCGTGTCTACACCAACCAGTCAGCGAATCAAATCGACCAGATGTATAGCGCCATCATGGCGATGCAGAGTCAGAGATTCGCGCTCAATGATCCAAGCATGCCTAACCAAAACCGTATGGCTGCGAACGGGGGAGTGGCAAGTGCTCAGCCTTGGGTGATTCATATCCATGAAGCAGAACCAGGGACTAGTGCGGAGATTGACGATGAAGCTAAAGTCATCCGAATCATGATGAAAGACGCGCAAAGTGGTGGTCAATACTACGGCTACATTTCTCAAACGCTTGGCGTTAAGCCCGGAGGGTTCAAATAATGCTAACAGTAAAACCAGAAGTGTTAGCGTCATTGAACCCTAACATTGTTCTCTATCCCTGCAAGTACTTTGGTAACGGACTTTTGCCGTTGCCAACTCGAAAGGGGTACCAATACCAACATGGTAAAACAGTTATCCGTTCCAAAATGGATTTGGGTTTAGCCACCATGCGCCGCCGTTCTCGTATTGCCCCAGCTGAATTCACCTTTACCTTTCGCTTTACCGGAGAGCAAAAAGAGGTGTTCGAAAGTTGGGTGTTTAATGAGATAGAAGCAGGTGTTGAATGGTTCTATTTGCCGCTGCGAACAGGTGATTACGATCTGGAAGTTCATAAGTGCCAGTTCACGGCCACACCAGGTGAAGATTCGCCATTCGTTCTTAAAGAAGGTCTCAAAGGCTTTGGTTCTAAGTGGGAACTCAAAGCCAAAGTGCAAACCTTCCGAGCGTTAAAACTGGAGCGATACACCGCTCGCGTACTGTCAAAAGATACCTTGTCAGGCATCGAGAAAGCCGCATTAGCCGCCGAGTCAGCTGTGTTCAAAATGCCATAGTGAGGCCCTGTGATTGTATCAACCATTGAATATCAGCACCCCACCTTACCTGGTGGGGTGTTGCGTTATGTAAAGGACGGAATTGATCTCTATGCCGGAATTGAGTCTGGCGAGATGGTTTTGTTTACCGCTGGCCAGTTTGCTTTTCAGTTACCCGACAAAGCCACCAAAGGGCAAGAGGCGCTGACCGTGGCCGCGCCTAACACCGACCTCACGTTGGCCAAGGCGATTGAAACAGCTAAACGTCATGAGCCGGTGGTTCCTGTCGTGAGTATCTATCGAGAATACGACACCGACGATTTAAGCCAGCCGCGCAATAAACGCATTCGTCTCACCATGACCTCAGCAAAAATTACCACCATGACGGTCACCCTGACCAACACATGGAAAGACTTAACCAACCGCCGATTTATGCGTCGGTTATACACCACCAAAACGCACCCAGGACTGAAATATTTATGATTGCTTACTTTCGTTCGTTGCCGTTTGGCCACTTTCCTGTCGATGGTTGTGTGCTGCTGGTTCGGAAAGCATGGCAACGCCTTTATCAGTTGGACGAGCTGCCGACGTATGCCGACCGTTTTGTCACGCCAGACCAAGCACAAGGGCTGATGGATGGTCATCTCGGCCAGCTGGTTGAACCCATAGAAAGGCCCGAGCATGGCTGCATGGTGGTGGCCAGTAGCGAACGTAAATGGCATTGCGGCGTGTTCACCACTGAGCAACTGCCGGGTTATGTCATCCACACGTTGGGGCAGGCCATCAAAATCGAACCTCTAAACGCATTCCGACGACGATTTAATACCGTGGAGTTTTACCGACATGTCCCACATCGTTCAGTTTTATCATCCGATCCGAAAGGACCAGCGCAAAGTTCATCCGGTTAAAGCGGGGACGCGACTATCAGATTGGCTTGCGGAGCACTGTCCTTGTGAGTCAATTGCGGCAACGCTCAACTTTAGTGAGCTGAATGATCTGGATGTGGTCATTGGTGAGAGTGATGTCATCAGTATTCGGCCAAAATTAGGCACAGGTTTAGACTGGGTGGTTTACGCGGCACTAGCGCTGTCAGCTGCCACCGCCGTGTACACGTTTACCAACATGCCAGACATGAGTGGTAACCAAAACACCAAGCAAGCCAGCTCCGTCTATAACTACAACGCGCAGGGAAACAAGCCAAAGCTAGGCAACCCCGTGCCCGTTCGCTATGGCCGCATGCCACATTACCCAGATGTGATTGCGCCTGATTGGTGGGAATACATTGATAACGAGCAGTATTACTATCAATCGTTTTCTCAGGGGATTGGCAAGTTTCTGTATCACAAGCATGTGATCGGTGAAACTGTCATCAATGCCATTAACCCTGATATCGAAATCAGAACATATCTCCCAGGTGAAGTGGTGGATCACTTTCATCACATTGTCTGGACCTCGAAAGAGGTGGGTGGCTCAGACGGTCAGGGCGGTTTAACGCTCGATGGCGTGACCGCCGACTGGGTGGCGGAAGTCTCCAGCAGCGAGATTCGATTTGTTGGTAATGAAATCGAGTTGTGGTCTGAGTTTAGTTACAGCACTGGTCCGAGTGATAATCGTGAATACAGAACAGCACTTCGACGAGATGCATGGCCGTGGGATGAGGGCCAGCATGTGGTGATCACCTCTTCCACACAGGATAGCCTCATTTTTGAAGGAAACATTCACTTTCACGACATGGGCGATGATGGGGATGAGATTGACCCGCAACCCCTGCCTGATGAAATTGAAAACCCACTAGGCTGGGGATCACTTGCCGTTGGCGACCGCATTGTGATCACGGGTGCTGGGGTGAACTCCGGTACCTTTATCATTGACGAGTTTAAATCTTCTACGCGCATTACCGTTCAAACCGACGGTGGTGGCGATGTTGCAACATTTACGCCGATGAACAACGTGTACGTTCGAATTTACCAGGCGGTTGGCAACGATGGTACCTATGTGTGCAAGGACGGTAATGGCACGCTGGCGCTGGTTTCCTCTGACACTCAGATGGAAGTGCCAGACTGGCCAGGCTTCATCAACATGAGCAGCAATACCGCGCAGATCTCTGTATTAGAACGTGATCTAGAGACGGAGTGGGTCGGTGATTTCCTGTGTGTGCCGAGCGATGCGACCGCGCTGGATGTCGGTCTGGATTTCATCTTCCCTCGTGGCCTTGGTAGTTTGAACAGCAAAGGCAAACTTAGATCGCGAACGTGTGATTGGGAAGTGCGTGTGCGTCCTGAAGGTTCGACTGATGCCTATCAAGCGCATGCCTTTACCTTAACTCAAGCCGACAATACACCTCAGCGTTTAACCAAGTGGCTAAAAGCGGAGATGGGTTTAACACCAGGTCGCTGGGAGGTAGGTTGTCGCCGAGTCAGTAATGTTACCAAATCGACCAAGGTGTTTGATGAGGTGCAATGGATGGGGCTGAAATCCGTCATTCAGACGACCTATCAGAACGATGAAGAGTCGATCATCACCTTAAAAATTAAAGCCACCAACGCGCTCAGCCAACAGGCCAACAGCCAGTATTGGAATGACTCCACGCGCATCTTACCTGTGCTCCAACCGGATGGAAGTTACGCCGAACAGGCGACTCGTTCGATTGCTGATGCGGTCATCGATGCGTGTCGGAATAACGTCTATGGTGCTGGCTTGGAGGATGACGCGATTGATATCGATACGCTCATCGCCTATCGAGACAAATGGGCGTCGCGAGGTGATTACTGTGATGGTTTGTTTGACCAGCCAACCGCGTTTTGGGAAGCACTGGGTAAGCTGCTGGAAACGGGGCGCGCTTATCCTCGTATCGAGCTTGGTACCGTCAGTATGTGGCGGGATGAACCACGGGAAGCACTGTGTAAACCGTACTCGCCCGTTAATATGACGCCAGACAGTTTCTCGGTGGACATTAGCTTACCGGAAGATGGTGATTACGACGGCGTCGAGGTTGAGCGTTTTAACCCACTATCGAGAAAATCCGAAACGGTGCTGTGTACTTTGCCAGGACAAGAAGGTTATAACCCTAAGCCTCTTAAGTTGAACTTTGTCACCACGGAAGAACAGGCCAAACGCGAAGGGATGTTTCACGCCGCCGTGCAAGCGTATCGCCGTACTAATATCGACTTCTCGACCGACATGGACGGCTGGGAGTCGAACTATGGTGACGTCGTTCCTGTCGCGCACGATGCCGTGGACTGGGGCGCATCTGGCCAAGTTATCGAAACGCTGAACGCTGGAGATGGCAATCAATACCTTCAGCTTTCTGGCCTGTTGGAGTGGGAAGAGGGTAAGCAACATTACTTACTGTTTAACAGTGGCAACAAGGGAACGCACGGCCCGTATCGCGTCGACCCAACCGAGGCGCCCGACATTGTCATCCTAGTCGATGAACCCACCGAGAAGGTCATCGCTGTGGGTGAAAAGGGCCAGAAACCAAGCGAATACATGTTTGGCCAAGCCAACCGAATGTATAAAAAATGCATTCTGCAGAAGGTCTCGCAGAAAGGGGAGTTCGAGGTGGGATGCGCTGCCGTAGAAGACGACCCTCGCGTGGATGCCTACGCCTAACACCCCATCAAATCAATTACCCAATGCCCAGCCCTCGCGCTGGGCTTTTTTATGAGGTTTATTCATGACCCAGAATATTGAACAGCGAACCGAAGTGGCGGTGAAAAAGTATGAAGGTGCGGCCAACTCAGTGGATGAGCTCGCGCATACGGATAAGGTAGTTGAGACCCCTGCAGGGCCAAGAAAATCATTCCCAAAGATTGCCAAAGAGTGGGATGATGAATCCTTGAGGCTTCAGCAAGATTGGGGTGATGAATCCTTGAGGCTTCAGCAAGATTGGGGTGATGAATCACAACGACTAAAAAAAGAATGGAACAATGAAAGTGCGGTGATTCGTGGAGACTGGCAAAACGAACGCAATGAGTTAAGCACCAAAGCGTTAGGCGTTAAACCGTGGGACGCTGGCCAGAGTGAAACCAACATCAATCAGCAGCGACGCTGGGACGACGGCCACACCTATTTACCTAAAGCGGTGCCAGCGGTAATGGATGCCGGTGGTCCTAATGACGATTGGATACCTTATACAGCGGATAAATCAGATACATTGAATGATGTGTTTGGGCGTAAGCCAGTGGATTTGCTCGTAGGTATCACGTTAACTCCAGATTCTAACTATATGTATCAAAAGGTTTTGGCGTTTGGTAAAACATGGGAACTGAGTAATAGTGATCAATCTATCATTGTTGTGGCGTTTTCAGAAACTCAAGATGGTTACTTATCTATAATTTTAGATGATGACTCTATAGTTATCGCTCGTAAGGTGAGTGGCGCAAGTCGAACGTATGTACATGACCAGTTAGCAATGTCTGATGATCGTGTTGCTCAGACTATCATCGACCAGAACGGCAAAGACTGGTTTATCGAAGACGGTTTCTTGGTCACCCCATCGGGCAGCGCTTACAACATCAAAGCAGGTGCCGGTTATGTCTCGGGCAACCGTGTCAGCATGGAATTTGACCGCAGCGTTCAGGTACCCAATAAGCCATCGTTCATCTACATCGATGCGCACCGCGAAGGCACACCAACAGGTGAGCAGGTGACTCTGTTTGATTTCGTTATCACTGCCGAAGAGAAAGACGATTACATCTACTCATCAACAGGCAAAGATATCCCACACTTCGTGTGCAAAATTGCTGAGGTTCTGGCTGATGGTTCTGTGAGTGATTTGAGACCGGAGGGGGAAATCAGCCGCAGTATAAAAGATGCAGTCCCAAACTTTGCTTATTCGACATTTGGTACACATTTGCGTTCTTCCCAAGATCGATTCAAGGATGCGATTAACATTAAAGATTTTGGTGCAATCGGTGGTCTTACTGATGATACAGAATCATTTATGGCAGCTTCTGAGTTTGTTAAAACGAATGGAAAATATAAAACCATTTATGCTCCTGCTGATAATTATCGTTGTGATAAACCGATTGTTTTATGGAATGGGTCATCGCTTATCGGAGATGGTCGTAACTCTACTACGATTTTGAACTCTGATCCGACATCCAAAACAGAAGTTGAGACTCTTAGTCCGGTAAGACAGTTAGAACGTAATGTAAACTGTAACGTTGCGTTATTTTCAAGTAGCCAAGGCTATTCATACAATTCTCAAGTGAAAGAATTGCGGCTAGAAGGTCCTGAAGGATCCTCTTATGATGGTTCAGGGAAACTGGATTACTCAATTTATGCGCCAGAAATTTCACACATGGACCTAAAGGCGCTTTATCTAACCAATGCGCGGAACGGTTTTTGGTCATATAACACTTGGATGTGTTCGTTAGAAGAGGTAACAGCTAAAAACGTATTTGGTTGGGGGTTCGCTGTAGCAAGTGATGGATCAGGAAAAGGTGGTTCAACGTCAACAATATTTAAGCGTTGTTGGACTAATTTCGGTGGCGGTGGCTTCTACCTCTATGGAATGAACTACAGTGATTTAATTAACTGTGGAGCCGACCACATCGGTATGACAGGTTATGATGAGCTAACTACCTCACCGTATTTCTTCCACTTGTGTAATGGATTGACGGCAAGCGGGTGTGGTTCGGAAGACATTGTAACCAGCCTTGTTTATAACGTTGTAAGCGGCCATGTTAACTTAAACAACCCTACAATTCAGAATTGGCGTCCAGACCGCAATTCCTCATTTAAGGCTTTGATTAAAAATGCAGGGGCTAATTTAACAGTAACCGAAGGTCAATCATCTTTATTGAAAGTATCACGAAACGACCCTGGAGAGCTGTACTCTATTGCTAGTGTATTAGAAGGAAGTCCAACTCAAGTTATCGGTGGATTCTGTGATCGCGCTGTTGATGAGCAACTTGTCAAATTAAATTCCGTATTTCACGGTGGAGGTTTTGAAGCCTTGGGCAGCAAAATCAAACTAAGAAATGGATTTAATGCGAAAACATTAGACTACGGGCTGCTTTCTTTGTTGGGCAGTAGTTGGTCTAGTGGCTCTGAGGATGGGGTATTTACTAAATCTCAAACGGTTAACTGTAAATCTGGTGACAGTATTGATGTACCTGTAAGTGCGGATATTTACAAAATTAGAGATGCGTTTGCACGTCTGGTTACAGCAGATGAGAGCCGAGGTGTAAGAGTTGAGGTTACGAATATCTATCATTCGCCAGAAGAATACAATCGAGTTAGAGTCTGGTTTTTGAACGCTGATGGAACAACAAATTATCAGTCTCATGACATTGTGTTGTCGTCGATCTTTGCGGTTAAATAAACCATGCTAACCCTAAACGGTACCCAAATCTCACTCAAGAACCTGCGCATCAGCGTTCACCAACAGCTCGCCGGACAGGATATGTCCGGCCAGTCCTCATCGACTGACCAACTGGAAACTGGTTGCAAAGATAAATTTCTGATCGTGAAAGGCGTTTGAATGGAAGCTAAACCAAGCGTGTAAGTTCTACTATGAACACCGACCCTACCTATAGCCCTGTATGGGCCGCTATGTGTCCATGGACCAAAAGCGATTAGGTAGCAACAATATGAACAAAGAAGGGCCAATGCATTGCGCGGTGGCCCTTTTTTATTTCCTCTCCAATTACTATCCCTAACACCACTCACCGCTTATAAAGCATCCCGATCACTCCGAACTGTAGTCCTCTTTTGCTAAGAGCTTTGTTGTAGGATGTCGAACTATGTAAATCGCTCAAGGTTTATGCAATAAAATCAAGTTATTACATACATTAATAGAACCATATGCAATAATGCGAGTTCATAATTAATAACAATAAGGTTTAATATGAAAAAGGTACTATTGTCTATTGCAATTGCAGGTTCTTTGCTATCTACGGGCTGTGCGCAGCGTGTTGCCGATTTTACATTAGCTTCGACAAAGAACGTCGATCTGAATGGTGGTAATTTTGTTAAAGGGCCTCGCGTAAGTGGTGAAGATTCAAAGCCAGTAGTTATATTTCCTCTAGGGGTTCCTAGTGTGAAAGAAGCTGCTGATAATGCTATCGAGCACGATAAGTGCGCTGTTGGCTTGACTGACGTTACAGCTGATTCAAAGGTTTTCTCCTTCCTGGTTGGGTTTATCGCTTATGAAGTTGAAGGTGACTTAATTATCGACAAGTCTAAACCTGGCTGTGAAAGCTGGCACGGTTAACAAGTTGATGGATGGGGAGTATCTAAATGGTACTCCTTGTCTGGACTTATTTAAATGATCCAAAGCTACGATATTATTAAATCTTATAGGTTACTCTAATCCAGTTTATGTCTAAAAATGTGTCGAGAAGATCATTTGAGCTTCTGTCGCTCCCACCACACTCGATCTGACCCTTTCTTGTTGCAATAAATGGGGCAGATTTGGGGCAATCATGGGGCAAATTAAGCATGCAATTTTGAATATTTAGGGTTTACTGTGATCATTCAAGAATTGAAGGTGAGTAATTAGATGTGATGCGATCTGTTTTAACTTATTGATTTTAAATTGTTTATTATAATTCCACCAATTGCGGTGTACTTTTGTGGTTGACCTGATTAACTGTAGTATAGATTTGTGTGGTTTTTACATCTGAGTGTCCTAACTGCTCCTGAACTGTTCTGATATCGGCACCTGATTCGAGTAGATGCGTGGCAAAGCTATGTCTTAGCGTATGGCACGTTACCGATTTTTCGATTCCCGCGTCTTTCGCTGAGCGTTTGACG